GAGCATCGTCTGACTTGCGCCCTTTGCGACTAGTTCCTGTTGACGTTCTCTAGTTCTCAATCCCTCAGTGACTGCAAAGTCAATGTTGGACACTTGAATTGCGATCTGGACAACTTGAATTAGACGTTCGTCTACACCTTGAAGTCTGTCTAGTGATCTTTGTGATAGTGAAAATCCCATGTTTGTTCTCCTCTTAGTATCCGTTCTTTTCGCAGGCTATGATCCAGTCTTTGACTAGACTGCTACGTACAATGTCTTCTGGTGTGAAGTAGACTTCTTGGAATGCACTCATTGAAGTTGCGATTCTTCTGAAATCATGGAATGCGCTTGTGTCACGATTGCTCTTGATCAAGTCCGTTTGCTTGAAGTCTCCAGCAAAGATGATTTTTGATCTGTGCCCAACTCGCGACATGACTGTATTGATTTCACTCCAGTTCATGTTCTGGCATTCGTCAACGATGATGATAGAATCGTCAATTGAGATGCCGCGAATTGCTGTCGTGCTAATGAATCGTGCATGACCTTGCTCTTTCAATCTGTCCCACGCATCTGATCTTCCGAACAATGTGTGGCAGATTTCTTTGTATGGCAACTCATAGATTTCTTGCTTCTCTTCTAGATTGCCTGGCAAGTGCCCAATCTCTCTGAGTTGAACTAGACTTCTAACAACGACAACTTGATTGAATGGATTGTCTTTTGCCAAGACTTCTTCAATCGCACGATACATTGCAAGAAATGTCTTACCAACGCCTGGGCTTCCAAACAGACCAATGAAATAACCCCCACCTCGATACATCTCAAAAAACTTTGATTGATTATCGGTGAGGGGGTCGAATGTCTTTAGATGATCTAGCTTTATCTTCAGCCCATTGGAAACTGGTTGATGTTGATGCTTGTATTCATCTCCTTCCACCGCATCATCTCTCTTTTGCAGTGCAGTTTGTTGTCGTTTTGTCGCCATGTTTACCTTTTTTCGGTGAAGTAATCTTCTCCCTCAAAAGGTGTTTATTTTCCCTAACGGATGTGCTGCCTTAGCTTTCTGCAAAACTTCACGGAAGCCTTGATCTGGCTTTCTCAACCCAAGCCGAACAGGATCACCAATTGAAGGCGCTCCTAAAATCACTGACTCATACTGTGGATTGTCACGCAGGAAATCGTCACGCTCACTGATCTTCATGACCTTTTCAACGATCTCACCTGTCTCTCTGTGTCTAAAGTCATATGTGGGCACGATTTACTCCTGTAGTGTTCTTACTATGTAGCATAGAAGTGAACCAGTCTGGCGTATTTCTCTTGGTCCACTTTGCAAAATTTGCTTTTGCACCGACATAGTAGTTGCGATAGGATAGGATTGTGTCGCCCTCTACTTTGAACTCATCTGGCATTGCGCGCCATGGTGCAGAGAACTCACCGACAGGGATGTTCTTCGGTGGTTGACTCAACACATCCTTGAGTTTGTCACATGCATGAACTTTACCATACCTGTGTGTGTACTCTGTCATGCACTCAATGAAGAGACTGTATAGCCACTTGTAGTTCTCTGAAGTATGCCGGCACCATTTAGCCGAAGGATGATTGATATGAGTAGCAGAATACAGAACAGCATCACGATCATCTGAAAGAACATATCGCGTTTGTTTTCTACCACTTTTAGACAAACCCACATGATGAACGCCATCGAGGACACGATGAGCAGTAGAAAGAAGTTGAGCATACTCTAGGATCATCTTCACCACATGGCGATCAAGATGCATTTGTGCGCAGACTTTAGGGGATTGGTCGAGAAAAAATATGTTCATGTGTGCATTCTACCACAAATTTATGCAAAAGTCAAATCATTCTTCTCATTCGTGCTTGTACTTCTTCCAGCACACCATTGCATCTTTTAGTTGATCCATCTGTTCAAGGCGAATTGTATCCATGATGTTGAAGCAATCTGAATTCATATTTCCTTGAGTCATTTTCCAAAGACGATCATATGTCTCTTGTAGTGTTGCAATAACAACATCATATTTTTCTTCAGTCATGGTGGTTCTTCTCCTTCAGCGCAGCCTCGGTTGCCAGCACAGCAACAATTGTTGAGGCGCTTTCATCTGCAATGCGGTAGCGTTCTTCAGCAGAAAGAAACTGCCACTCGCGGCGGGGTGGGTGGGTAAAGAGGGCGCCCTTTACCATGCCCTGCATCTCCGGTTCGTCCGATGCGCACCAGAAGTCGACATCGGCTTCGGTGCCGACGAGTTCCGTTTGTAGCTCACCGTTCTTGAAGCATGCCCACGCCACTGGCTCCTGCTCCTGCTTGCGGCGAGGTGGGTGGGGTGGGAGTTCGTGCGCTGGATCGACGTTTGCCAGCAACCGCATAAACCGCGCCGCGCCTTGGTTGGCTGTGTATGGATCGCCGCCTGCATCAGCAAAAGCCATCGCCACGTTGCAGTGCCACGACCACGCATAGTCGGGGTCGGCCTGCATGGCTTTGATTACGGTTTTCATAGCATCGGCCACCGGCTCCTGCTTCGGCTCTGCGGGACGCTGGGGTAGGTTGGTGTAGAGGGGCATGCCAGCAACGCCGTCTCGCATCTGCTGTGTGTAGCGGAACTCGGGATGTCGCCCAGTCGGCCAGATATATCCAAACGGCTCCTGCTCCGCCTGCGTCAGCGCGGCGCAGAGCATGGCCGATTGCCAGCCGGCATCGTGCCCACGGCTGAATGCTTCTGCGTGCGCCAGTACTTGTTCGATGGCATCAGGCTCCGGCTGCTCCAGCGCGGCGTCAATCTCCCGCTTCCAGTGCGCTCCGTCGCTGTCCGGGATGTCCAGTGCGTCCCATTGACGGATGCGCTTCAACAGATCGCGTAGGTTACTCATTTCCCCTCCATGAGAAAGGTTGCAGGCCAGCCTCGGTGCCGTCGTATCCACCCGGCGCGGGCGGCGGTGACGGGGGCTTGGGCGCGAATGAGGTGAACTGGCGCGGCTGGGCAAGCGCGGCGCGAAGGGCGTCCTTAGCATCGTAGAACACGCCAGCGTCTTCTGGGTACTGGTCCGGCGAACTGTTCTCTAGCGCCTCCAGTGCCTGCCGGACGACGGCGCGGGGCAGGGTAATCAGGTCAGTCATACCTTGTTCCTTCCCAATTCTTCGGCCTCGGCCTGCGTCTTGTAGTAGTTGTCCTCCGGGAAGTCGTCAGTTGACACCTTCTGGGTTGTGCCATTTCCAATCTCAGCCGCAGCCGCAGCCCTGACGATGGCGCGGCGGGTGGCGGCGAGGGGGTCGCCGTTGTGCATCTGTGCGATTCGGATCGGGAGCTTGCCGTCTTCAAAGTCGTCAGGGCACGGGGCGACCCCCGCGTAAGTTGCACCAAGGTGCGGGCCGACCGTAAACCCCAACTTCACCGCCAACCGCAGCGCATCGCCGTCGTCGGTGAGGGGGTTCCAAGGAGTCCAGCCCATTTCAGCGCGGATTCGTGGCGTGTCATGAATCCATCCAAACTCAATCCCCGCCGCCTTCGCAGCGGCCTCCAGTAGTTCGCGGTCAGTCATGGTTCTTCTCCTCTTGTGCCCAATGGATAATTACCCAATCTTCAAGGCAGTCTTCAAAACAGTGGTGTTCATCCACATAAGACTGTTCGTATTTCTCGCACATCTTTTTATACCAGTACGGATAGTATTCTTTCCTAATGTCTTCTTCAGACATTGTAACATACTCTGGTTCGGATGTCTCGCCTTTTGGTTGAACGAATGTGAAATATCTCATGATTTGCGAAGAGTGCAGTTGCGCACTTGATTGCAGTTGCCGTTGCAGCACTTTTCTTTTTTGCTCAGAGTTTCGGCAATCGTCTGCTCAAACTTAGTATAGTTCGGATTGCTTCTGAGTGATTTCCAAAATGGATTTGTCGTCATATCACTCATGACTTGATTGACTGAAACTTTAGTTCGTTTCATTTTTCATCCCAAAGTGTTCTCTGATGTTATCTATTGCTTTTTCTGTTGCCCACATAACGTCATCGTTTTGATAATTGGAAATACCAATGAGTGCAATCTGAGAGATGCACTTTTGTATGATCAACTCGGTAAATTCCCTCATCTGCTCAAAGCTGTACCCGTGAATGTCACCTCGTTCGGGATCATAGCCTAACCACTCTTGAGCGGGCAACTTAATATTGTCGCTCATTTGCATTCTTCTTCATAAATTCTTGTCAGGTTTTTGAATACGTCCATAGCAGAATCGTTAGTCAAAGCGTGAGCAGCCACCACGGTAATGATGTCATTGTAGATCAATCCGGCAAATCGTTTAGCACTCACCTCATCTTGCCAATATACAGTAGGAGGATTGCCATCAAGAGCAGGGTCACCATCGTAGTGCCGAGTGCCGTGGGCGAGGAGGTATAGTTCTTTAATTCGTTCGTTCATTTTCTATACACCAAACTCTTAGCTTCTGTTTTTGTGATCGGGCAGATGAAGTACATCACATCTCGCCCACAGATGTCTTCTTCTACATTCACAAATTCAACTTTTGTTGTATCATGCTCTTCTGAGCATTCGGTACAAAGCACAATCATTTTTCTTTCCATGATTCAAGCCTCAATAACGTACTTCTGGTTCCAGCGACCGATGCCGATACGGATGTACCAGCCAACGTCAAAGTAGTCGGTCATGGTGTCAGAGTTATCATGATTGCCGTTATTCATCGCAGGGATCACTTCATTGAGGAACGCAAGAGCCTCGCCATCGTAGTGACTCTTGTAGTGATATGTATTCACATCTTCGTAGCCAGAAGTGTTCGGAGTGAAACCTCGAGACACTTGATAGTGATCAGCGCCACACACACGATTACCGTTACCGATGAAGTCAATCTTGCCAGACTTCAGGTTCAGGCACAGAGTAGAGTGCCCGCCAACGGACAGAGTGCCCTTGACGCCGTACTTTTTGCAGATAGCCTTGATGGCGGGAGCCAGGGAAGCCTTCAACTCTTGAGAAACGTAAGCCATGATTTTTACTCCAGAAGATTAGATCCTGAAATCGTAAGAGGTTTCGAACTCGCCACACTTGCCGAACGACACTGCGCATGTCAACTCATCGCACAGGGCGGTGAAGACTTGAGTAGCAACCCAAGAATTTTGTGTCTCAAGGAACAGAGTGCCGTACGCAAAATACGCAGGAACTTCAGTCACAGACTTCACAACATTCAGAACAATCTTTTCGAAAGCCATTTCGTTCACCTCATCAACTCAACATAGTCAGTATACCACAGTGGGTGGAGATGTCAAGCATTCTTGAGTAAATTACTCAACTTCTGCTCAATAAGGATCTGGAGTTTCTTCTTCCAGCGCATCGTATGCTTCTTTGACCCAACTCAACGGAACATTGTAGATCCGTGCGATTTCATAGAATGAAAGTTCATTCCGAACCAGTTGTTCTTGGATGTCTGACAGAAGAGAATTGATCTTACCCATGATTTTTCCTTAACGAACGGTCTTCACTGTGCCGTATTCTGTGACACAGCCTGAGGGGATAGCACGAGTGTGATTGGAGAACTGGACCAGCAGTCGCCCACATTTGCTCTCGCCTACGACCATACCGCCTTTGCCCACATACTTGCGAAGTGGCATATGGACACGACCGCTCTTGGACAGGATGCCGGTGATCCACACATACTTGCCTTGCCACAAAACTTCTTGATATGTCATTTTACAGACCTTTGATGTGTTCAACGTCAGCCAGCAATTCGCGCTTGACAGCCGGAGAGACTTCAGCCAGCCTCGTCAGCATGGACACAAGATATCCTTTTGCGTATGGAGACAAAGATTGTCCTGAAAACTTGACGGACCGAGCCGAAATGTGATCAAGAATTTCACTCGCATCAGCGTGAGTGAAAGTCTTCTTAGGAACACGGATAAAAGTCATATTGCCGTTCATTCATTCACCTCATCAATCAACAGACTCTATAATACCACAGTGATGCCAGAAGTCAATAGATTCTTGAGTAAAATAGTCAACTTTGTTGTAGGAAAACAACAAAAAAGAACGGTCCAGGAGCGATTTGTCACCTAGGTTGATAGGAAAGTACCCACCTAGGTGACAAATCGCTCCTGGACCCGGATTTCGGCTTCTCCGGATGACTTCCAGAGCCTCAATATACGTCTTCCTCATCTTCTGGGTCGGTGTCAATTCGGATGCGACCGATCTGGATCAGCCCGTCGCCATTTCGGGTGGTGAAATCATTCTCAAAAACGACAACGGATCCACTAGCAGAAACTTCTCCACGGATATCCTCTAGACGAATGCACCCAATGGATCCAGAATCGACTCCGTATTGAAAACCATGTTGGTCTTTGTACGTACCGTCGCCGTACTTGGTATTGTACATTGCGAAACGGCGCCCATCCTTGAACGTGAATTCGCCCTCACCACAAGCCCAAGGCTGATCATCTGAAAGTGTAAGTTCAAGAACCTCGTCCCACTCCTCATCAGACTCTAGGACATAGCACAGATCACCGATCCAGTAAGTTCCAGCAGGCATTGTCATATCAATCTCCATTCATAGAATCAGAAATCCAGAGTTCCGAGACTGTCGTCAGCCACAGCAGATTGTCCCGCACGGTAGGAACTTTGCGCGGATCTGTAGACTCAACAAACTCAGCAGAAAGCATAACCTCATGATAGTGATTTTTCACAATCTCATGGGTTGTCATCGTTCGCACATCAATAGTCATATGATTCCTTAGTAAGTGTTAGGGTGAACTCGGTTGTACTGGGTCATGAATGCTATGATGAAGTCTTCCACATCTTCCGTGGGAATCGCAGTACCTTCAGCCAGTTTATGGAAGAACCTGAACGCAGCACGAGGACCGAATTCGTGGTTGACCTCCATGACAAACTGGATTTCTTCTAGTTGGTTGGGTGTAAAAGTGTACATGTTATTTCTCCTTCATCTCAAACCGATATTCCCGCTTCAGCCACCACTTATACTTGCTGAAGTATTCGGAACTCAGATAAAGCACTCGCTTGCCAGTCCATGCTTCAACTTCGTCGCAGTGATCTTGCCACTTTTCGTAGCACCATTGTCTAAAGGGTTTCATCAAGCAACCTTCTTAAAGTAGCCGTAGGGCAGCCCCAAGTGATAGCACAGGTACTCATCGTCACCGCGGGTGTCATATGCGTCATGCTGATACCGCTTGGCGTTGTCGAAGCCGTACTGAGTAGCCAACTTCTCAAAGGCGGCGATGGCTTCGTTCTCGGCTTCTCGTTGCCGAGCCATCTCGACTTCAAGAGCCGCTTCCAGTCGCGCAAGGTCTGCGCGGGCTTGTTCAACAGACTCGGCACGATACCACCGAGCCTTGACGCCATACACATCTTTGTGCATCTCGCAATAGATGCTTTCCAGTTCTTCCAGTTCAGTCATAGGAGTGTTCAGGATCTCTTCAAAGGAACGGGTGTCATATTGCTGTTGCATTTCTTGCCTCTCAATCAATCGATACGCTCAGTATACCACAGTTGGGCTGGATGACAATAGATTCTTGAGTGTTTTTGTCAACTTTGTTGCGTGAAAACAACAAGTCACCAACCGTAGTAGCCCATGCTCATACGCCTTGCCCACTCTTTTTCAATCACCGCCGGCGGCATGCCCCACAGTTCACGCGGAAGCCCACCGTGGCAACCATAGCAGCCTTGGCTACCGTATCCGTGACTGGATCTTTCTCCGATCCAGCCGCCACTGGGTCTTTCACCATAGAACCAACTGAGACTTTTAACACGTTCACGCTCGCGCCGCTCTCGCATAACGCGGCGAACTTCAGGAAAACCACCCTCAACATACGCAAGGTGGTACTCAACCGCTTGTTCAACCGATGTGGGGCGAGTTTTCTTGGTGAAACCAGCCCAAGAAGCAATCGTTTCAACGAACTTGAATGCTTCAGCCCGGGTCTTGAACGTCATCGTACCGTAAGTGGTTTCAATTTCGACTTCTCGCTTGACTGTCTTTTTGCTCATGATTTTTTCTTTCTTTATCAACTCAACGAAGTCAGTATACCACAGTCGGGCTGGATTACAATAGATTCTTGAGTGTTTTAGTCAACTTTGTTGCGTGAAAACAACACTAAACGACGAAATTTTGCACCAGAAACCGCTTGGCTTCGTACAGATTGCCGACTTTTTTCTGTTTCGTTTTTTCAGAAACACGGTAGCGGATCACGATGTTCTTAGGAGTCACCACCTTGACGAATCCAAACAACTCTGAGGATCTACCAAAGGGAACGAAATAAAACGACTCCTGAGCCGTTTGGATGCGTTTGTAAGGCGTCTGCGCAGCCTTGATCCGCTTCAGATCGCCAAAGAGGACGGTTTCGCTCAGTTCAGATGCGATTGATTCTCGTTCCCCCATGCCGTTACGAAAACTCATACATCAACTCCTGCTTGGGGTACTTGGCTTCCTTACGGCGCTTGTCGTCAACGACACGCATCCGATACTTCGGAGATCGCAGGTCCTTGCCCACGTAGTCGCGCGGGCGTTGCTTTTTTACAACAATCGTCATGTTCATTTTATCGTGCACCAGTCCAAGTGGTGTTTCCGTAGTTCTTAGTCAGCACATTGCCGCGAGAGAAGTTGGTAGCAGGTGCAGCCCAGGACGCAGCCATCAGGATGTCACCCTTGCGGAACTTGCCGCCGTCTTGCAGCACGATGAAGGAGTGCGCGGAGCCGCGAGTCACAACCTTGGCGTACTTTTTGCCGAGATCAACTCGCACACCAAGAATGAACTCATCGCGCATCCGTGCGCCGACTTCGGTGTCATTCTTGTTCCAGGAGCAATAGTCGCCCATGATGTGTTGGAGATAGTCTTCAACAGCGAAGGCGAAGTCAGAACCGATCTTTTGGTGCAACATTTGAAACCTCATCAACTCAGTGAAACCAGTATACCACAGAACAATAGTTGAGTCAAGTGTAGTGTTATTACAGCCACTCAACCATGCCGCAAAAGTCTATCGGTTGACCCAATTCAGACTCCACGAATCCCAAGGAGTCATAGCCCAGCGTTTCCGGGCGCCGGCGGCACTCTGACCGCCCTTGCTCTATGAACTTCATCAAGTCTTCCTTGGAGCCGAACACTCCTAGCAGGTTCTCGCCTTCGTAGTCCCAACCGCCAACTAGTGAATAAACTTTCATGACAACCTCATCAACTCAACAGACTCTATATTACCACAGATCAATAGTTGAGTCAAGTGTAGTGTTATTGCGTTGTTGCAAAACAACAACACTGTATTTTTATACAGATGTTTTTGTGTGCATCAGTTCTTCTGTCACATCCACGATTTCCGTGATTCCGTTGATTTCACACCAGCGGTTGAAGGTATAGATACCGTCACTGTTGTGGCCAGCACTTCCCACAAGTTCATAGACTCGCCCAGACTCAGTGACTCCACGTTTTGTCATGGGATCAAACTCGACAATTGGAGAACTGGTGCGCCCTTCGCGTTCTGTTAGATTGTAGCCAACAAAGTGCCGAGTTTTTTCTGGCCAGAATTCTGACACAATCTCATAGATTCCCCATGAAGCCAACTTGATGTGCGGAACTTGATCAACTGGCGTCGTTTTCCAAATGCTCATTCTCCAACTCCTTCTTTTCCCATTCAATATCATCTTGCGTCTTGTGTTCATCACATGCTACGTGCCACCAACCGTAAGTAAAAAGTTTTCCCGGCTTGCCGCATGTTTCGCATGTGACTGCACTCATAGACTCAGCCATGGCGATTGCACCGTAGATGTAATCATCGCCTAAGGATGTGTAGAACCTAAGAGTGCCAAACTTCTCTTTGACTTGCGTCACCTCAACTTGAGGAAACTCCTCTTCAACGTCTTGCTTGAGATTTGTTCTACCGCTTTGAATGTCTGCTAGAATTTTTTCTTTATATTCTTGTTGATAGCCTTTGTATCGTGCGTTGAATAGTTCAGTGTCACCGCGCTGAACGTCTTCTACCATCTGATTGTATCCTATCCAGAATTTTCGTTGACTGTTCTTGTTGTCAATGTGCCCTTGGATGTTTGCGCATAGCATATTAATGATGTTGTACCATCCCGATCCACACTCAAATCCCCAGCACATTGCAGTTTCCCGCATTGATTTGTTTCTCTGCGCAAAGAGTTTTGGATACTTCTCAACTAACTTAATGTCTAGGTCTTTTCTCATAGTCTGTACTTCCTTAGATACTGTTCTGTAATATCTGTATCTTTGCAATCATCAGTTAATTCCAAATATGCCAATGTAAGAAGAGATGATGCATATGTATGATCATCTTCGTCAACTGAAAGATACCAATGTTTTATAATTTCTTCACTTGCGTCTAGAAGAAACTTCAGATTCATTCTGTCGTTTTCGTCCATGTTTTTCTCGGATTCTCCTCTACATCTCTACGCCAGTTGATGGCGTCTTCAATGTAGTCGAAGCGCGGGCTGATGACTTTCTTTTCGTCCTTATCATCAACCCAAAAGTAAGACTGAACTTTATCGTCACAGATGAGTTTCATGAGTTCACCGTCACTGGCTTAGGAGACTTTGATGATACACGCAAAGCAAGACTCTTCACATCTTGAGATACGTTCCAACCCCTCTTCACGAATTTTTCCATTCGCCAGAAAGTCACTCGATCTGAATTGTTAACAAGCAGTGTTTTGCTTTTGATTGAATCGTACTGCGCACGGCTGATGTACAACTTGTCTTCTCCAATGTCATAGTGCGGTGTGCAATGTAGAAAATCAAAAGAGGCTTTGATTTGATCGGGCGGGCCGTAGTTCATTACAATGAAGGACATGTTGTTGCTCATTGTGACAGACTTCTCAGTCGCCATCTTGCCGGGAATTTTCCAGCAATCCACTTCGCGATACTTCTCATCAACATCTTTGATGCTATGTTGATACTGGCTTATCAGCAAACCGTGGGCTGCCTCTCCAACCGTTTGATTTCTGCAATAGACATCAAAGTCTTTGGGGCTCTCAGCCAATAGCAGACTAGCGATTGCACCACCGGTGATGTAGAAGTTTTCGGGAGAAACAAAAATGTTCTCCGCCCATTCGTGAAGAATCTTAGTCTGGTCCACATAGACTCTGATATCATTCTTAACTGCTAGAATCTCATCCGTTTCCCTTTTAGTAAAGGTGCTCATCTGTGAAAAATCCCTTCAACATATTGATTGCGCGTTCGGCGGAATCATAGAGAATACCATATCCACCCGCCTCATGAAAGCCCATTATAACATCGGGTGTGTCATCAATCAAGAGCGAATTAGCAGTTGCATAGTTAGACTTCAACATACGCCCAGGAACAATGTTCACTGGAATGTTAATGCCATGATCCTTGAGCCACTTCTTCTTCTGTGCAGTGACTTCGGTGTGATACTTTTGCCCACCGCTAGAACTCAGAATCTCCAGGTTGACATTGTAAGACTTCACTGCGGACAGAAGATCAATCCATCCGGGAAATGGTGAAAGTGCTTCAAACTGTGAAGTCTGAACAAATGTGTCCCATTGATGAGATTTTGTTTTATTTGACCGACTAGCGGCTGGTGTTTCTGCAAAAATCTCAATCCATTTGGCGTCAAAGTCACATAGGACCCCGTCCATATCTAGGTATATGGTTTTGATGTTTACTGTCATAGGATAATCAAAACAAAAAGAATAAATCCGTGGAGAGCATACTCCACGGTGCTTACGGATTGTGGTATTAGAGAGAATACATTCATTCAGACATCTCCATAGAAAGTCGCTCAATCGTTTCTAAAACATCTGAAGCCTTGACACTGGCGAATTCGCAGACATATTGAACCGCTTCTTCGCCAGACAAGCCAAGCGACCAAGCCTTTAGAACATGATACTTCAGCGTTTCATACATGATAACTTCTCTCTAGGTCATAGACTTCGTACAAATTCTTCCGCAAAAGCGCGGTCCTCAAACGAAATAACATTAGTGTCCATTTCGTCAAGAACATCAACAATCTTCTTTTTGGAAGAAGGAACGATGGGATCAGACTTCATTTCAGATTCAGTCATCACAGGAACAGTCTTCACAGGAGTCTTTGCGACCTTCGGAGTCTTCACTGCCTTAGTCACAACAGGAGTGGCTACAGTCTTTCGGGAAGGAACGCCAGTGCCAGCGCCCATCATTTGATACGCAACAACCTTGCGACCCTCGCGGATCGGCTGAATCTGCGCGCCGTAGTCAATCTTGGCATACAGAACATATGCAGACAACTTGTAGGGCAGAAGACCTTCAATGGCTAGCAACTTCTCAACTTCAACGGGATTGCCAACGCCGGCAGACATAAGCATGTTGTAGACCTTGGCTTGATGGGACAGCTTACTCATGATATTTTCCTTTCTAGATCAAACGAATCACTACTGATGAGACTATATGTTACACGGAAATTTTCGAAATGTCAAGCGCGGGAATTAGTTGACCATTTTCGTCAACTTTCATGATCTTTCCGATCATGCACCACTCTTCAGCCTTCATGGTGTACTCAGTCTTCTCATCAAGAAACTTCTTAGCCTCTTTCAGAGTCTGAAATTGTTGAGAGTTGTTGCGATTGAAAATCGAAGGCATTGCGAGATAAGTCATTTTTGAATATCCTTTACACCCCAGAGGGCAAGACCAAGACCGATCACAACCAAGGTGATGACAGCCCAGATGTAAGACAAAGATGGGTTAGGCGGCATGTTGTCAACACCGCCACCAACGCCGAAAAGAATCAGAACACCAAGAATTATGCGAATCATGATCAAGCCGCAGTCAGTTGAACGCTCAGACCTTCCCAAGTACCGGCGATACCGACGGCACATTGGTCAGCCGTGCCAGAACCGGACCGAGTGAATTCAAGCGCATCAAGCGCCTTCTGAACGGCTGCATTGCACTGACCTAAGTCGCCGACTCCCCAGCGAATTTGCTTCGCCGTTGCGTAGAAACAAGCCGGACCAACGATCACACGGAACTTGCGGGACACAGGAAAACGCTTGATAGTCATTTTGTTACCTTTCAACCGAGGGTAGTTACAGACTCGCCAGCCAGAAAGCCGGCAAACACAAGGGCGGTAAAACCGACAAGAATCACAGCAAGAATCGTCATCTCAATCACCTCATCAATCAACAGACTCTATAATACCACAGTGGTTGTGGAAGTCAAGCATTCTTGAGTAAATCAGTCAAGTATTGTTGTTTTTAAGCAACAAACCGAGGATACGACCGAATCGGGGTGCCTTTGTCGTGCATGATAGTCACAGTCTTCCACTTCACACCAAGTCGGGTGAGAGCATCCAGCACGGTAGGAGCGTCCAAATCCTCTTCCAGATACACAGTCTTACCCTTCGCATAGGAATAGACGGTGATCTTTTCTGCCAAGCCCAGGGATTCAATCAGTTCCCGCTTGACTGCCACCCAGCCATGACCGGGATCGGAGTAGTGCTTGAAAACTTTTGTCATATCAACCTTATCAACTCAACATAACCAGTGTATCTGGTTTTTTGGTACTGTGCCTATTGTTGACTAAATTTTGTGGGTATTTGTTGCATCAAAACAACAGAATTGCCGGGTCCACCAGCGTTTTTTTCAGTAAGACCAATAGGAGAGTACCAACCCAGGTGCTGGAGACGCTCCTGGACCGTTCCAGAGCGTCTTCCCTATCACCTCATGCAAGTCACAGCCGCCAGTTCCTTCCAGGAAGCCCGGTTCATTCGGAACAAACCTGCCAACTTGACAACCATTCGCAGAGACAATTCGCGCAACTTGTCGGTGTTGGATTCAACGAAGGACACGATTTCCTTCTCATCCGCTGCGGAGAACCCATCACGACGGAGCATACCCTTGCCGAAAACGACCTGCTTGATACGCACCACGTAGTCCTTCTTGGTCTTCATAGCAAGATCAAGATAGTGGGACCGGGAGATCAGGGCTTCAAAGTGAGGAGCCAGCTTGTTACCCTTCGCGATCAGATCATCAAAATCGTAGTTTGTGATGAAGATGATGGAGCCTTCAAACTCAAAGTTACGTGGCAGACGCTCACCGTCTTCATCTTCCATCTTGGTTTCTGTCAGCCAGTGCAGACGGCGAGTCTCCGTCATGTCACACGCAGCCTTCAGCAGGTTCAGACACACATCGTCACTAAAGATGGAGTCAGCATCGTCAAACACAACAATGCACTTCTTGAAGCGATTTTCGTAGAGCAACTTATACAGACCGGTCGGGCGAATGTAACCCTTGATCACGATCGGAACGTAGCCCTTCTTCTCTGCGGCTTCCAGAGTCTTCATGACTCCGTAAGACTTGCCAAGACCAGCAGGACCAGAGATGATCAGAGACCGATTGTACCCAAAGCAGGTTGCTTCAGTCATCAGATCCATCGCGGAGAATCGAGTCTCAAGCCGAGCAAGAATCTGCTCTTCAGTCTCATTGGAGACAGCAGCAGGAGCCGTAGCAACTGGAGCAACAAAGTGCGCAACATCACGGTTCTTAGTCATACGAAAACCAGCTTTTGGAACTCCGCGAGGCATCTCTTCTCCAATCAATCAATCACTGAACAGACTCTATAATACCACAGTTGGCATAAGAGTCAATAGATTGTTGAGTAAATTACTCAGTTACTGTTGTTTTTTCGCAACTTTCCAGGTACTGAGGCAGCAAATCCTGTTGTTCCAGTGCCATTTCTAGCGAGGTTTCTATGTCATAGAACTGCCTAGCGTCGGTGTAAGACTTCTGAAACATCCAGTAAGAGCCAAGTTTCCGAATCAAGTCTTCGGCGACCATCAACTTTTGAATTTTTGTCATTCTTCAACTCCGAAATGTTCTGTGATCTGTTTAGATATTGGCTTACCATCGCCCATATGGTATTGTTCTGCCCACCAAGCCACAGCAGCACATTCCTGAATCAATAACTCGGCGAACTTTTGATTAAATTGTGTATGCCAACCCACATGCCCATCTTCCCAAATCTTACCAGGAGTTTTACTTCTAACTGGGGGAGTATAAACTTCATTTACATAATCCCCGGCCTGTTTGGCAAGTTCACTGATTCGTTCGTTCATCATTCAACTCCAAACTTGTCAACGATGTCCATGTAGACGATCTCCATGCCGTAGGCGATATCACGGTCTTTTTCGCTTCCTTGATATCGTAGGGCGATACGCTCTTTGAGATCACCTAGGCACTCTTTGATGATCAACTTGGCGAGATGTTCCATTTGTTCTCTAGAATACATTTCTCTGTCGGGATACGGAAATGTCCATGGCCTGGGAATTAGTTCTTTGATTCGTTCGTTCATTCTTTCACCTCATCAATCAACAGACTCTATAATACCACAGTGATGCCAGAAGTCAATAGATTCTTGAGTAAATCAGTCAACTATTGTTGTATTTCCGCAACTTTCCGGCTTCCTGTCACATCCATTCATAGTTTTTTGAGGAATGCTTTTTTTCACTAGGTGTGTCATCCTCGGGCGGCTCTGTAGACTCAACCTTTTTTGGATTGCTTTTCGGTGCACTCAAACTCTTTGTGATAACCCATGAAAAAACAAACAACCATATCGGAAGACCAACAAGAATGATTCCAGCTATAATTTCCATTATTTTTCTCGCATCAAAATGATCAATTGAACACATCCTATCACGGATCACCATTCAAGTCAAGTCCATTGTGTCTTATTCTTACAACAAATATAGCATTATTCTTACATGTTGCATTCTCACAACAATGCATTTCAAAGTGGAATACAAAAACTGGCAATCATAAATAAACTGATTTTATTGTCAGGAGATTTGTACATGGCGGAACCGATCAGTTACATCAGCGCAAAAATAGCAGCCATGGTGGGTGGCTTTTTAGGTGGTGCAGCAATTTTAACATTCATTCGGCCGAAGTCTATCGGAGAAGCATTCATGAGAGGTGGAGTATCTGTAGGATCAGCTATAGTATTCTCGACGCCACTTCTAGACCTGATCAACATGAATCCCAATTGGGAAAATCAAGCTATGGCTGGTTTCATTGTTGGTTTTGTTGCTTATGGTGTGCTTGGTATGGTAGCAAACTTCTTAGTCAAGTATCAGACCAAAGACATCGTAGAAGTTGTAAAAGAGGTAAAAGGTGGCGGAGACAAGAATAAAGAAGAACAAAAGGTAGTCATCGTAATAGAAAAAGACAAGGAATCATCATGATATCGGAATTTATGTTTAGCGTCGCCGCATACTCAAACATCATAAACTTCTTCTGCTACATCTTCGTCTTCTTAGGTGGATTCTACGTAGCAATGCACTCAAGAATTCTACCAAAGTGGGCAACAACCTCTATCTGGTATCTTGGCTTGAGTGCATTTTTTGTTGCATCCACTATAGTTGTTGAATGGGTCTTTGGTCAACACCATCCGTTTTCACACTTCATGATGGGCGACTTCGGTGAGATGATCGTGAACATCAATCTCTGCGCCATCGTAGTCTTTCTATTCTTTCACACGATATTCCATGACATCAAGAGTAGAAAAGAAAGAAAATTTACGAGAAGAGAAGAAGATCGTCTAGAAATTTAGTCTTCGCCGTAGTAATGAAGAACAGTGCCGATTGCATTGATCAGATTGTGATTGTATCCGAAATCGGCTAACTGATAGTCTTCCATTCGCTCAAGAGCCTCAAGCATCTTATTTTCAATGATCAAAGTCTCACGCGCATCCTTTAGGTTGAGAACAGTGATCTTGTCAGCAACCTCATAGTCAATTTCAAGCCCTTTTAGCATATATTTCCTCAAGTTCATTTAGATCATGTTCAAGCCGACGGAAGAATGAGTCTGTGCCGTCATCTCCAGACAGTAGCCAGTCAATTCGTTGTGCGTATATTTGCGCCTTCTCTAAGAAGAAGCAACCCTCTTTGAACTTTGCGATCTCTTCTTTGGTGTAGCGTTCGCGATACTTTCCACCCCAATCATCTTCATCATCACGATTGTAATGTTCGATGATTTGCTCAATCTCATCTACGATGTATCCGATCCTGTTTTGATCATAGTTGAAACGACCACCACTCATAACAAAACTCCATAGTTACCGATGTTGGAGTTGATTATACAAGAGGGCGGGTGAAATGTCAACGTCTTCAAGTTCCAGTATCTCCGCAACGAACTCCGAACACGCTTTGTTTCTGTTGTTTTTATTGGCAGGTAGACGAATACCAAAGTGCGTGAACATGAACTCCCTCAGCCCAATGTATCCTGCGCTAAACCATCCATAGTGCGCAGAACCTGATCTAGCTAAAGCCTTCTCTTCAATATCGCTCCACACTCTAGGCGCTTGCACAAGATCAAATGTATTGTCAAAGTATTTGGATGCAAGAATGATTCTAGATCCACCCTTTGTTCCTGAGTCCAGAAGCATCAATCTGTCTTTGAACCAAAACAAAAAGCCCACATGCGTATGCGGGCTTTGAGTAAACCATGAAACAAGTCTAGACAAGAAACGTCTCTTGTCAACATGGAAAAAGAGAACATCGCCGTCTTTAGCGATGCTTCTTACTTCTTGATAGTTCATAACACTTCCTCTACAAATGGAAGTATTTATGAAAATGAGTGGAGCACCGGGTCAGATTTGAACTGACGACTTTACGGATTTGCAATCCGTTGCATTTGACCACTCTGCCACCGGTGCATTGGTACCTCTAGTAGGATTCGAACCTACACTACGCCCCCGTCGCGGAGCCATTTAACCGATTATAAGCCGGGTGTTCTGCCATTAAACTATAGAGGTAAATTCTTGGTGCGCCCCCTTGGTTTCGATCCAAGTACCAAAGTCTTATGAGGGCTCTGCTCTCCCATTGAGCTAGAGGCGCATTATTTCTTCTGGTGCCCCAGGAGGGATTCGAACCCTCAAAATTCGGATTTTGAATCCGACACGTATACCGGTTCCATCACCGGGGCAACATAAACATTTTATCAGAAGATCATTTCTTTGTCAATGACGGCAGTGAGTGTGGGATTCGAACCCACGGTCCGTATTTCTACGAACAACACCTTAGCAGGGTGCCGATTTAAGCCACTCATCCAACTCACTATACTTACTGGCGGCGCCGGTGAGATTCGAACTCACGGACCCCTTTCGGGATCGGCAGTTTTCAAGACTGCTGCAATAAACCGGACTCTGCCACAGCGCCAATAATGGTACGCCCTGAGGAATTCGAATCCCCAACTTAAATTTCGTAGACTTATGTGATCTCCAGTTTCACCAAGGGCGTGTTTGTTCTGGTGCTGCCTCGTGGGATCGAACCACGTTCCAAGGCTCTTCAGGCCTCCGCTATGACCACATCAGCTAAAGCAGCATTAAATTGGGGTGACTACTGAGTACCGACCTCAGGCTACGACTTTCACAGAGTCGAGTGCTTCCATTACACCATAGCCACCATTGTTACTGGAGCGGAATACCAGAATCGAACTGGTCACTAAACCTTGGCAAGGTTTCGTTTTACCAATAAACTAATCCCGCTTACTTTACAAAGAATCCTACTCTGTAGAATTCCGAATTTAGAACTTTGTCTTCACTATGTATGAAATTATACATGGTTTTTAGTTCGTTGACAACACATTCCGGTGTATCATTCCAAATTGGTATCAACTCATCGTACTCAACTGGATCAGGAGTACCTCTGAGATGAACTTCAATGATCTTGTTGTCTATCATTTCAACATTGATAGATCCACAGTCCCACAGTTCATCAAGTTTCTTAGGAAGATGAATCTCAGGCGAGACTCTTTTCCATTTGACAAATCTGAACAACTCTTGCTCATTGGAATGGAATCCCTGAAAGACAGAGACTACATTCCAATGACCCTTACGCCATGTAAGTTCAATGGAGTAATGATCACCGATGAATCTTTCGCACCAGAAATATCCAGGAGGAACATGATCAACATCTTCTGGGCGAAGATGCTTAATCTTGGCTCCTGCTCCCATTCCATGTAAGTTGTAAATTGGCTTTACGATGTAGTTATCCTCTACGGGCACAGGCACCGCATTGGGACCACATAGATAGCCGAACGTATCGGCTACCCACAATTTATTGAACCAACTTCTATGAAACGGGTATTTCTGCCACGCTTCAACATCTGTCTTGATCATTACAGATCGTACCTTGGTACCATCACAGTGTTCAACATGATGCCTTCTGGTGTGAACTTTTCAGTGTCAGCACTCAGAACAGACTTCATGATAGCTGGGCTGAAACCAGATACCATCGCAACCTTGCTCTGATTAGACTTCGCAGGAACATTGTCCTTTGAGTTGATATTCCAGAACACAATCGCAGGCACTTCATATCCGTTCTGAGTGAACTTGCGCTTGATTGTCTCCATAGCGGAGTCATCAAAACTTGCGCATCGATCAAACTGCATATCGGACATGATCAGAAGCATTCCAGGCATTTCCTCTTGAGGAACATTGCCCTTCACAGCAGTCATCAGGATCAGGTTCATTGCTGAAACCAGATCAGTATTCATTCCCCAATCTGAGGAAGTCATCTGCTCAATCTTCTGAACGATGTTACCCTTAAGATGCAACAGTTCTGGCTTACCAGAGAAAGTCAAGAACGTGTCCTTGAACTTACCCTTGTTCTTGTCTGCACAGTACAATCCCAAAGAGACTGCAACTTCCAGACAATTCAACTGAGTCTTAGAACCATGACCACCCACAGGGATAGTCATAGATCCGCTAACGTCAACCAGAGGCAACACGCTTGCATCACCGATGAAGTTCTCCAGTGCTTCCCACTGCTTAGTCATCAGATCAAGCCCAGTCTTGTCAAACTGAACTCTATTGTAAGGAGAGATCGCACCCTTCAACACATCGTAAGGATACACTGCACCTGCATTCACCTTGACTTCGGGGTTGTCACCCTTAACAAGGGAAGTCACGTACTCAGCGTACTTAGGAGTGTTACGCCCAAAAGCCTTCTTGTATCGCGCATGTGCAACAGAAGGAACATGAGAGAAGTTGATCTCATCCCATTCCTTAGCACACATTTGTTGCTCAACGACCTTAGTCATCTCAACAAGAGACTTCCGATAGAACTTCGGAGACATGCCGAAGAACTTGCGGATCTCAACTGCGATTGGACCTTGGCGAGGAGTCCACTTAGCAGCCAAACCATTCTTCTCGCGCAGTGCATCACCAAGCATACTGTATGCAGCAGACTTCAACTCGGAAGTTTGGAAGACAAAGATGTCATCCCAACGCCCAAGAGTAGGCACCTTAGGCAAAAGAGCCTTTGCGGATTCTGGATCATTCTTTTCCAGATATGCCAAGATGTCGCGAAACACCTGGCGCTCACCAGAACCACCACGCGCATCACGCGCCCACTGTGCAATGCGCAGTGCAAGGTCCTTGTTCTCAACGTATGCAGCAATGAACTCCTTCAGGATGTTCTTGCCGCGAGATGCGCCGATCTTGAAAAACAGATCCACACATGCATTGGAAGTAGACTTACGCGCCTTCATTCCATTCTCAGTGCGGGCTTCTTGATTCATAACAGCGTCAACAAAAGTGTTCATGATATTTCCTTTCAATGCAACAGAATAGTTTTCTTCTTTTTAGTCTTTCGGAATTGAACCGAAGGAGAGAACTCGAAACTCACCTTGCCGGGGTTCTCCCCAACATACCGGAAGCGCGTTACACGCTAAGTCATTTGATTTGCTGAACCTATTCTCGTAAATATAGCAGGGTGTTCGGTTCGTGTTTGATCAGTTGTTCTAACTAAGGTGCTTCTCCCCACCCAAACTATCAGAATTATCTGCGTCATCCTATGTCGTAGGCACTAGCACAAGATTCGGCAATTGTGCATCCTAGTCTACTTTGTAACCGCTTACGCGGGTCCTCCGATTAAAGACTCTCCTTAGCGTTAGAATTTGTTTGCTGTAATCACCCTAAGTTTTCAATCAACAGACTATAGTGTAACAGGAAATTGTCTTCCTGTCAAGTCATGCTGCAAGTTTGTTTTGCTGCATGTTTATGATCTCTTTTAGTCTGTCTGCGCAGTAAGATGCTGCGAATGCTCTTGGCTTTACCATAGGCACCACATTACACATACCGCGAATGTATCCGATTGCTTCTTGCACTACACAAGAACTTCCGTATCTTTCATCTGGGTTGATGTCCAGGTGAATTTCAACTTCTCTGTCTTCTAAGACATCAGCAAGCTGGAGATACAATTCGGAAATCTTGTAGACTTCCGTCATGAGCCTCATTCGAGGTCTGTTCTTGTTCTTCTCATAGTCTTTTTCACGCTGCACATCACCAAAGATTTTACAGCCATGCTTTCCGTCAATATGAACAACAACAGCAAGAGTATAATCGGCATACCAAACGTCATTGATCATAATGCGCTCAGAGTCTCCACCAATGTAGACTTTTGTCTCTGGAGACTGATTCATGATGAAGTCTTTCACTGCGTCAACATTCATTCTGGTATACACGATATACTCCTCTCAGTTTTTATGGAGCGGGTGAGGAGAATCGAACTCCTCGCTTTAGCTTGGAAGGCTAAGGTATTACCATT